TATTTCATCATATCTTTTTCAAGATTTGTTATTTCCCTTCCATATAAATCAAAGGCGCCGGTCTGTCTGTTGAAAGCAACCAAGGCGTCGTCGGTTGCAACCGCAAGTTCAGCAGTGCCAATGATCAGCGTGGATAATGCTCTCGTAGACAGATTAAAAGCTGCAGCTGCCGCTATGGAGGCGGCGCCACCCTCCTTTAAACCTTTGATAAGATTCTTTCGGGCTTTTGCGCTCTTTAACGTTAGTGCTATGTCTTGCGAGATGCTATTAAGGAAGTTACTTTGGATTCCCAGGGCCTTCTGTACTCGATCTCCATATTCCCCCATTGCCTTCTCAGCTTTTGCAACGGAGTCAGCTGCGCTGTCTGCAAGGGCACTAAACGACCCAAGAGAGCCGCCAAGTTCTGATATAACTTTTTCAAGGGCTTCACCACCCTCTGATCCATCTGCGAGGGCTGCCGTCATCGTCACCAATGCTTTAACCAAAGGAGGCATAGTCGCATCTAATTTTTCCAACGCTTCTGTAAGGCGAATGACTACTGCTGGATCTAACTGTAGGTTATTACCGTTTGCCATAGATTATTACCCTCATTTAAACGGCCACTTGATTCCTGTCGTCTTTTCAAATGCCTTTGTTGCTTTTTGTAAAACAGATTTCTGCCTATATGTTTTTGGATTGTTTAATCCGTGGCGCGTGACAGCTTCTATATATTTCTTTTCTCCACCAATTGCACGAGCGAATGCCTTGATGTCTGCTGGCTTGCCCTTTATTTTGCTCCCAGAGCTAAAAATTGGAGCGCCAAACATTTGCTTAAGGACAAGCTGAATAATACTTCCATACATTCTCAAGAAACTCTCGTTGAGCATGTCTTCGTTTTTCTTCATTTCTTCTAAATCTATTTCTATTTCTTGCATTTACTTTGTTCCTTACTATTCTCGGCGACCCAAGGGTCGATAGGGTTGATTCTCATTTTTTTTATCAGGTGATCTCACTTTGTCTTGGACGGTGGGGGAGGGATTTATGGGGCCCGTGGCGCCCTCCTCGATGGCTGGCGCCTTGTCGTGGGTGGAGTTAAAATGAAATTTAATATTCCCCTCGACAACATCCGAGGAGCCATATTCAAGGTCTCCCAAATCATAAGAAACTGGAATAACCTGATAAAATCCCAAAGTTTTAACTATTTCGCCTTCTGGGTTAAGGACCTTGACCAGTATGTTTGATTCATTCTGAAGTTCTACTTGAGGTTTGGCCGCCAAATTCATTTTGTTTTTCAAGTCGGAGTTATAATATGTCATCATCATATTTCTTATTTTTCTCATAAGATAAGGTGTCATATATAGAACTATTTCCAGATCTGTACTAACTGGGTCGCGACCTTCCATTATTTGGCTGCCACCAATATTGGCCGCGTCGTTGTCAATTGTGAGCGATAATTCTGGCAAATTTACAGACTTTATTAAGTGTTTGGGAATATAAAATCTCTCTATATTTGTAATCTTAAAATCTTCACCTTCATAACTTGGCGTGCCGGCATAAAGATTCACCTGAACCACAAAACGATATTTTTGAAGTGGGATTGCTTCTTTGTCTGTCCAAAAATCAGTCACGGTATACCTTCTCCTGAAATAAATAGTAAAAAACCAAGAAATATTCCCTATCTCTTGGTTTTGTGTGATTTTTTTATTGCATTACTTTCTTTTTCAATTTGATCAGATAACCTTTGCAGAAACCATCTCCTAATTTTTATAGGTAAATTATATGCTTCAATAAAGCTCCAACCACCGTGATATTTCATCAAGAAGAATTCTTCATAAACCGACTTGATGTATTCATCACTTAGGCCAAAAAAAGTCCGTAGTGAACGGCACCTCCAGGGCCGTTCGATAATTACAATTAGGACACTCAAATTCTTGTGTCATATCAACATTCGGGATATTTTCCTCATATGTTGTTCTCAAGTGGCGTGAATCCCTCGCAGGCATCACTTCAATGAATTCGTTTATTAAATTCCTCTCTTCTCTTCCATTAACTGATACAACAATTGTTTTTAGCAAATCAGTCAATGTTGTTTCTGCCAACTTTTTCTTTCTTTTCGACTCCTGCGTTCTCGCAAGATACATCTCATCTTTTCCCGTCAATGGGCGTGTCTCTACTTCCACACCAGTAATCGGGGTAGTTGCCAGCAAATTTCCAGAATCTGTCCAAGTGGCATCTTCTGGATTTTCATTAAATTCCTTAATTTCTACTTCAGAAAGATCAAATTCACAATCTGAAGAAGTAAAGCATGATGGACATGTCACCTTCGTTGAATATTCCGAACCATAGCCGTTGATTCTGGCTGCCACCAAGATAGCATTTCTATCACCAGTTACCAAACTATCAGTTCTTATTGATTTATCGATAATGATACTTTTGAGAAATCTCTCAATTGCAACACCTTGCTTAATCAAGGTTTTTGAAGAAAGAATATCTTCTTCTTTTGCTGTCATATATTTTATCTCAACGCTCTCAACACCACAAAGCGGGTGATCTGCTGCATAGCAAAGCCCCCTTGAAGGAAGTTCTACGAACTCTGTTGGTGTTGCGAAACTCAATCCATCTGCTTGCGTTGTTGCAGCAACGGGATCGTCTTGAGGAACTTCTGTATCGCCTAGTTCTTTTCCTAGGCGGCTCCTATTATTTCTAGCCAATTTTCACCTCTTGTTATAAATTTATTTTACCTTACTTACCAGCGAAGATGGGGCCGCCTTCCTCTACGGTAGTAATTTCGGCCCAATCGTATCTAAATGTCATCGTAATTTCCGACAAATCCTCGGAAGTATAATCCAGTTCGCCATATCCAAGCTTGATTAAAAATGCATTTTTTAATGTCCATTGTTCTTGCGTTATCCCGTTGGCATCAACTTGCTTAATTATGACTTCAAAAGCTGATGATTTTCTTATAGAAAACTTATTTTGAACGGCTCCTTCTGGGCCTAAATATCCCATCCTTGACAAGAGGGATGCTGTCGCACCTGCTGCATCCGGGCTGATTGGATCTGTCAAGACGAGAGAAACCTCATTCCACTCAACGGTACCGGGAAAGTAAAATTTGTGTTGCATGAAATTAACGTCTGCTGTATTGACGGTAATCTCTGGTTTATCAACTGTTTTTGCAAACCAAAGTGGAGCAATCGCTCCCAGCGGGGTATCCCCGACTTCGCCGCCAGCAAGTTGAACCGTAAATCTATATTTTCTTTTTGGGTCTACGCCCGCTGTTGTCCAAAAATCATTCGCCATTTCTTAAAGTCTCCCCTCTTTCTTATATGTAGTCAATAAGTCAAATAAAATCATTTTTTAATCCTCAAATCCAGCGCCCTGATTTGTAATCACAAAGTCAAGTGCGATGTATTCAATTGCCTTCGCCGGCTTCAAATAAATTCTAGCATATACGATATTCTGATCGACCAAATCCGGCGTGGTCGTTGTATTGTCCAGAACCAACTTATAATCACTCAATCCAAGTCTCGTCTTAACGCTTGAAAGGAACGGATTGGCGAGAGCCTTAAATCTCTCCCAAGTAACTTCGACGTTTTGATCAAAGAGAATTGTATTTGCAAAAATCGAAATCTGCTTTTTAACAAGAATTAGCATTCTCCTGACATTGATTCTATCCAAAGCACTTGGAGTAATCTGGAGAGTTTTTTGTCCGAAGATAACGATTCCCTCATTTGGAAATGAGGCGATTGGATTGATGCTAGCATCGTAAAGCTTATCTCTCTCTTTCGATGTTAGTTTTTGACTAACATTCAAAACAGGAATTCCTGCGGAACCCTGCGATAGCCCACCCCTATTAAATCCTGCGGGAGCGAACCAAACTTCCGATTGTGCCTCGGATGAGGCGAGCGTTCCAAGAACCGCGACTGATGGGGGTACCCATAGGCGATTGTTGGAAGATACTGTATCTTGGATCTGAACCCAAGGATAATATGCACACGCATAAGAAGTATTAATTTGTCTGTTTTGAAGGTTAGAAACGACCGAAGAGACGCTCCCCAATCTAACAGCCGGGTCTGCATACACTGATGAATTTTCAGTAAATGGCAAATAAACATTCGGCAAGTCAACGACTGCCAAAGCATCTGCCCTCGTTTCACAAGTCTGAATCATGTGATTTGTAATGGTATCGTTTGTTATTCCAGGAACTGCGATTAGATTACACGCCACTGCTTCTGGGTCCGAAACAATATCTATTGCCTCTTTTACCGTGTTCAGAGCATAACTCGTCTCTAGTGTTTTTCCTGACATTCCGGAATTTCTGAATGGCTCCACATCAAGGATATCAAGGCCGTCGAAGCCACCAGCCAGCGCTGTAGTGAATCTTACCCAATCATTATCAACAACGTCTCTCCAGCTTCCAGAGGCAGAGAGCGAGTCGCCATCTACGCGGGAACCAGAAAGATAATAAGAGTAGTTCTTGCCCAAAGGCTGTACAACCTCATCCAAACTAAACGCCCATTGAGGCGTAGTATTCGATGTTGCAACGCCGCCGAGAGGATAAACATAGTCCGCGTATCCCGCATCTGCCTTATCGCTACTATAAAAAGAACTATTTTCTAGGTAGGCCGAGACATTTAGGCCAAAATATGCATCAGTTTGGTCTGTCAAGCCGCCGGCAGAAGATGAAATCCTCAGTGTAGTCTCTGGAAATTTGAGTTTGACCTCATATAGATCCAAAGAACCTGTATTAATTTGACTTCCTGCTTGTGGATTATCGTCTGGGCCGGCAGAACCCTGTTCTAAAACGGCCGCCGGGGTCATGGTTGTCTTATCGATGGTTACATCAGTGATTTTAGACGGGCCATAGACTCCAAATGGCAAGTATACGGGATTCGCGATGCCGTTCCGAACTGTATCGTCGACCTCTACTCTGATATACTTTGACGCATTTTCGTATTCACCGTATTCTCGCATGACCACGGCTTCCTGATCCCACACTCGGTATTTATCTCCAATTTTCTTGGAAACATAATTTTCGGAGAGAGGATTTAAATCACAGTTTGAAAATCTCTCAACACTCTCAACTGACGCATCGGTATCGCTCGCTTTCCTGACAACTACCGAAAATGTACCATATGGGTGAGTTCCGGTTGTATCTCTGGAATATGTTAAATCCTGAATTGAGATTTTAAGACTGTCTTGAATCCACTTTCCTGGCTCAAGGGCGTGAATCTTAAAAAGTTTTTGCATACTATCTGCGGAATATGATCCGGTCTCTGTACCAACGTCCTGAGAAAAATACCATCCAGTGGTCGCCTTTTTCGCGTCTTCACGATAAAAAGCTTTTGTATTATTATCAAACGGAAGAATAAGTCCATAAGATGCTGTACTCAATTCTCCTGTTTCAAGTTTCTTCTGGATGAAGGATTCATAACTTTCCCCCAGCCAATAATATTGTTCACCTCTTTTGAAATTTGTGGATGGCACTACTCCGCCCCTAATGGCCTGCGGATTCGTATTAAACACCTTTCTAATGAAGGTTCTAGAAGAAGGATCAAAGTTAAATGTTGTCTGATATTTTACATCTCCGGAATCATCCTTGATGTATGCCAAATAATCTGGACCCGTTGAGGATCCGACATCCGAAGAGGTTCCGAGGAGGACTCCAATGCCGCTTTCGATAGATGAGTCGCCCGCGAGTGTACCGCTGAGACCGACTGCACCACCTGAATGGAAATACCAAATTGCACTAAGATAACCAGTTTGAGGGGCTACCGATGCCGAAGGGTTACACAAAAATAGCCCGTAAGCGCCTCCATTGGATGCTGCCGATGTATCTAGGTCCACCGTTCCCCACCCTGCTGCGCCGGCAGTTGTGGCATCTTCATTTTCCAATCCCGCAAGGCGAATCACCGTTACGGCGTCCACACTGTTTCTCAAGTATGCTTGTGCAGCATAAGATGCATATGTTGGGCCTTGGCGATTACCATGGCGCCAAACATCTCCGGTAGCTTTACCGGGGACTGGGTTTCCAAATACCTGAACAAAATCAGAGA